TCTGCCTTCGTTTGTGACTAACTCATATGCAAATTTCATTTGCATTTCTGTTAATCTTTTTGGTTGTGTCATACTAGACATTTAGGGTAATTTTAGGTATAAATCAAGTGACTTTATAATGCTCCATGTTATAAAGTTTTAAATTGAAATACGTGGGGTCGGCTTACGAGAAGATGTTTGATTATGCCTTCAGATACTGGGCCCCATGTAAAAAGATTATGTTAAAAGGAAAGTTATTAAGACAAGCATTAGATAAATTTCTGAAAGGTTCAGAAGTAGCTGCAAACGCACGTGTGCAAGTTTGTCTACCAAACGGAGAACTTTTTGATGTTGTTGGTATTGATTTAATGGAAAATAAATTAATTGGACACCGTGAAACCCATAGATTAGTCATCACAATAGATCGCGAAAAATGGACAATGGGTAAGGTTATGAAGAAGGTATAACTACCTTGAAACCCGAGACTAAATTTTGGCATAAAGTTAAAAAATTTATGCCTGAAATTTCTTTTACAAGGCTAGAAAATTTAAGCGGTTTTGGCACTCCAGATCTATTGGCTTATAATAAAAATCATACCTTTTTTACTGTTGAGTTGAAGGTTACAAAAGGTAATTCCGTTAAGCTTTCTCCCCATCAAATTAGTTTCCATGTGAGGCATCCACACAATACTTTTATTCTAGTTTCTTCTGAAAGAGACAAGACGATAAAACTTTATGAAGGCTCTCGCTGCTTGCAGCTTGTCGCTTGTGGCTTGAAGCTTGAGGCTTGCTGCTTGGGGCTCGAATCAATATATCAAAAATTCAAGACGCTTGGCGCTTGAAGCTTGACGCTTGCAGCTTGAGGCTTGTAGCTTGCGGCTTGTTGCTTGTAGCTTGCTGCTTGAAGCTTGAAGCTTGTGGGTTACGGCCCGACCCAGAGTCTCCGTCCAGAACCCTGGTGGTTTATTAGGATCAGAATAATATCGGGCCATGTTAGTGTTTACCGTACGCCACGTTTTTAACGTTGCGATCCCAACACGCCCTGCAGCTCAAGCACTTGTTATCTTGCTCAGCTGCTGGACATGTCTTGTTTTCAGTTACTACGCTGGAGGTATAAGGCCAGAATGTCGGCGGTGAACCGTCGACTTTAGTTGCTGAAATTCGTATAATTAAATTAGCTGGTACTTGGTCAGGCGTAATACATGCTATAATAGAAGCTTCTCGAGTAGGCAGCCAGTGATTAACATCTGGCGTTAGTTTGCATACTTCAAATATCTTTTTTAAATGCTCAAGTGATTGTATGTCTCCAGAATCGTGCCATCTGAACCATTTAGACTTGTGGCGTAGTATCTGAGCAGCCATTGCCTGGACCCACAAAGGATGATTAATTGCTTTTAATCTTTTATATTGAGCTTCCTGTACATTAGGGAAAACATAGCAACCCTTCAGAGCATAACAACCATGACAGACAGTGCCTGGTATTTTTGCAAGCTTGCTGCCTGTTTTACATTCCTTTGCTGGTATCCCGTACGCCCAGCCGGGCATCTTAGAAGGCTTTGAAAGGGTTCCTGTTATATTATCTAATTCTTTTACGTTCATTTTATCTCTTCAATGAGTATATCAACATCTTCACTATATACGCTAAATACATCTAATATTTTATACTCTGTATCTTTTTCTGTAATTCCATTTTCTAAAACTTCATTTTCTATTGCCTCTCTATTGCCTTTCATAAATTTTTTATCTGATATTGTTATTTTAGCATTCATATCAAATTCTGTTAATTTATTTATTAATTCTTTTACTTTCATATCTCCTATATAATCCTATTACTTTGATTTGTCAAGGGCTTGTCGCTTGCTGCTTGCAGCTTGTGGCTTGCTGCTTGTGGCTTGCTGCTTGGAGCTTCAAACGGATTAGCGCGCGGCAGCTGGTCCAGGAAGGCCCTGCATTGCTGCAGGTAACTAGGATCTAGTTCTTTATGGTCCCGCCAGATATAGGCTGTAAAGTCCGGGGCTTTTATTTTTTTTGCCATATCATCCACCATAATGTAAATAGAATACACGCCAGGAGAAAGTCCGTAGCGTGTATTCCAAAGATTTCAATCATTACCAACTGCAATCGTAGCCGATATCTTTACCTGCTTCTAATTGCTCCTTACACCAATCTATAAATTTTTGATCTTGGTCTTTGTATTCTGTGACCTGCTCTTCTTGGAACTGTTGTCCCCAGAAAAAACCATCTGGAGCAAAATAATCATAGTAATTACTTTTAAATGCATTCTCCAAACGATCAATTAACTCTTTTGTAATCTTTACACCACCTTGACCGCCATTGAAGCCGAGATGTTGCAAGTCATTAACAGTATTATGCTTTTTATCTGGTGAATGGTCACCATGTTGTTTATTTTGTTCGTCAAATTCTCTTGCCATAAATTGCTGTAATCTAGCATGTTTACGCCAATAAAATTCTTCTTGAACTTGGCCTTCGCTATCACGAAAACCTGCGTATTGATCTAGTCCCATATTATACCTTTCTGTTAGTTTAAATTTACATTAAACCATTTTAAAAATTTACCTATGCGACATATTGTCGCAGGCCGCTTGTAGCTTGCTGCTTGTAGCTTGTAGCTTGTAACTTAACCCCGGAACGATCTTGGCCTTGCGGCGCTATCTCTCTGCATGTAATTAGCATGCATTCACCGGGGGACCTATTCTACGTCTAGACTAGATCAAGCGAGTAAAATTTAATAATTAATAGTGGCAAACGACCCAGACCATTAACTATCAATCAAGTTGATTAGTAGTCACCTAACTAAATTTTACTCACTTAATCTAGTTTTGTAAGTTGTGGCTAGGGCGAATATTAATAACGTCGCTTTGCATTTGCGTCCCTTGTGTGTACACGAAGCGTGTCAGTAGCTTTATTCCCATTCAAGCATACTTAGATGATTCTCTGTCCACAACTTACAATTGAGTGCTAGTTTAAGTAATACAATTAAGTTTCCTTTTATACTTAACACTCATATCCTATATAATCCTATTGACATTAAAGTCAAGACATGAAATTAAATAATTATAACTAACAATGAAAGAGGTATAAAATGACTAAAGCAAGACTAAATACTGATATAAGAAAAAAGATTGGTGGTTTAATTCTTTCTCATTTTGAGAACGAACAAACTACTGAACTTGAAAACTTTAAATCAGCAAAAGAGGATATTGATGTTGCTTATAGTAGAGCATACAAGTTAGCTACTAATATTGTGCAACGAGCATATCCAAAGACTGATGTTGCAACCTTACAAGCATTTAAAAAGAAATATGGAAATGCGTGTGATGTTGTGGCTAAAGATAGTTGTTTTTATTTCGCTAATACCGAAATGAAAAAAAATGAAAATAGTGATGATGATGTTGCAGAACATTTTGATTTCAGATTGGACGCAAATATGAACGGACGATTTGAAAGCATAGATTTTGGTATTGCATATTATCGTGATGAGTTAAAACAATCTGGTGTTAATCCTGAAATTAATATCCAACAGAAAGCACAAGACAACAGGGACAATCCACATTGGACGCAAGAAAAAGACAAGATAAAAAAATTTCTTGGATTGAACAATGAGGACGGAATATATCAATCTTGGAAAGATAAATTTTCTCTTGATGTTATTGGTACAAGTTATTGTCGTTCAAGAACGATACCCTGTTCAAATAGTGAGTTTAATGAAATGAAAATGTTTAAACTTGCTAAAGAAAGTTTTGTTAATGCACATTACACTTGGGCAGAAAATATATTTAAAGATATGAGAGATATTAATAATGCTCTTAAAGATTATAAATATGTTAAGGACGCAATCGACTTGTGTGGTGCATTGGGATTAAATGTTAATGAGGGCGAATTGCAAAGAACAGCAGGGGTATCATTAACTATTTATCAACCAGAAAACTTGGCAAACTTAATTAAATCAAGACGAGCAAAACAAGATAACAAATCAGTTATTGCTCAATTTAAAAAGGCAAGACAAGCACAAGTTGCATTAAATTAAGTATTGACACATAGGGGATATTATATTAATATCCCCTATATAAACAAATCAGAAAGGTATAATATGTTTAACTTAAAAGAGGGTACTAAATTTAACATAACTTATTTTGCTAAAAAGTATGGTAAGTTTATAACTCGTGCTGGAGTGTGGACTGACAAATCAAAGGAGTGGGTTTCAAAAAAGAATGAAACTCTTTTTACTTATTTTGATTTAGATAACGAGGGATATAGAACTGCAAGTGGCGATATAACTTTAGTTGAGAGAAAGGATAATTAAAAATGAATAGACATATTTGCCAAGGACCTGAGTGTCATACATATAAAACTCAGTCCAGAATAAGAGGAACAAAAGGAAATAAAGTTCTTAGAACTCGTGCCGCAAGGTATGATTTAACTACTCATTCTTGGGGTTACATATGGGAAAGATATTTCTGCGATGAGAGATGTATGCAAGATTGGTTAGCTAAACATTTAACACAGTTAATGACTGTAGTTGGAATAAATACTAAACCACAAGAGACGCCTATAGTAGTTGAAAAAGAAACTAAAGAGGGGTGGCGTGGTACATATGTAGATACAACTATAAAGTTATTGAATAGCAATGCAGTTGAAGATATAGTAGTTAATAATTAACAGAAAGGTATAACATGGAACAACAAAATAAAATCGCTCATCAAATAATGGATAGTGGGATGTCATTTCAATTAGAAATGCTTTTGTTATCTCTTAAGAGAGAAGTGTTGAGTGGTTATAAAGTATGTAACCCAGGAATATTAGTTGGTGGTAGTCTGCGCAATAGTATCGCGCATTGGATTAAGGACCCAGAACTACCAAAGAATAAAAAGAAAGCATATGACTATTTAGTTAAAAAAGGTTATTATGATTTCGTAAAAACAATACTAGGAAAGGAATAATATGACTAAACCATTACACGTTATCAATTGGCAAGGCAAAGAGTATCGCATTCCATTTGATTTAAATCTAAACTTAGACCCAAAAGAAAAACTAATAGATGTACCTAATATGTACAGCGGTGCAACTGCTAGCCTACCTTGGTTCGCTGTTGCTGTGTATGATATGATTAAAGGTGCCGAGGTTACAGAAGAATATGATCTTATGCAAAAAGGTTTATCTTGGTTCTCTAAACATTTTCCTAACGAATACATGACACTACTAGACTGAGTCTAGTTGCTAGCCTCAAGCCACTCGGTGCGAGTGGCTAGTGGCAAGAGGTCCCATCCCACTTACAATTAACTTTGCTTCCTTAAACATCGATCCCCCTTATTAAAAAGGGGTCCCGCAACTTAACCGTGTATTGCTTGATTTAGACATTCATAGGGTGTAAATACTTCAAAGGTTCCAAAATTAATCCTAAAAAATTTTGCGGAAAATTTTTATGAAACTAACTTTAGAGAAATTAAATTTATTACCACCTGATATTCAAAAAGAATTTATTGAAGCTGCAACACTAGCTACACAAAAACGTAACATAGAAAAAGCACAATCAGATTTTATGACGTTTGTAAAACGTGTATGGCCTGAATTTATAGAAGGATCTCATCATAAAAAAATTGCAGAAAAGTTTAATGATTTGTCTCAAGGCAAAATTAAAAGATTAATTATTAATATGCCGCCGCGACATACAAAGTCCGAGTTCGCCAGCTTCTTGCTGCCAGCCTGGATGATTGGGCGTAAACCTAATTTAAAAATTATTCAATCAACTCACACTACAGAACTTGCAGTTCGATTTGGTCGTAAAGCAAAAACTTTAATGGATATGCCAGAGTACAAAGAAATATTTTTAACAAGATTAAGAGAAGATAGTCAGGCCGCTGGTAAATGGGAAACAGAACAAGGTGGTGAATACTATGCTGCCGGTGTTGGATCTGCAATTACTGGTCGAGGTGCAGATTTGTTAATTATAGACGATCCACATTCTGAACAAGACGCAATGAATGTTGAAGCATTAGAACGCGCTTATGAATGGTATACATCAGGACCTCGTCAGCGATTACAACCTGGTGGAGCTATTGTCTTGGTTATGACAAGATGGAACACAAAAGATTTGACTGGTTCGTTGCTTCGAGAATCGGGGAACATTAAATCTGACAAATGGGAACTTATAGAATTTCCTGCAATACTTCCATCAGGTAAACCTGTATGGCCAGAATTTTGGAAGTTAGATGAATTGGAAGGTGTCAAAGCTTCAATCAGTTTACAAAAGTGGAATGCACAATGGATGCAGAATCCAACTTCAGAAGAAGGTGCAATTATAAAACGTGAGTGGTGGCAGAAATGGGATAAAGAATTTATTCCACCATTACAACATGTAATACAAAGTTATGATACAGCATTCTTAAAAAAAGAATCAGCCGATTATTCAGCTATAACAACATGGGGAGTTTTTCAAAGAAACGAAGACTCAGGACCTCAACTCATTTTGCTTGATGCTGTGAAAGATCGTTTTGAATTTCCTGAGCTTCGACGTGTAGCATATCAGCAATATCAGTATTGGCAACCAGAAACTGTATTAGTTGAAGCAAAAGCATCAGGACTACCATTAACATATGAATTGCGTAAAATGGGCATCCCTGTTATAAACTACACACCTTCTAGAGGAAACGACAAACACTCTAGAGTTAACTCTGTAGCACCCCTGTTTGAATCAGGTCAAATATGGGCACCTGTTGAAAAGGAATTTGCACAAGAGGTAATTGAGGAATGCGCAGCATTTCCTTATGGGGATCATGATGACCTTGTAGATTCTATGACACAAGCAGTCATGCGTTTTAGACAAGGTGGATTTATAGATCATCCAGAAGATTACAAAGATGAACCTATAATCCGAAACAATAAAACTTATTACTAGTATGGACGAGATTATTAAATTCTTAAAATCATTTGGATTAGGTGATCAAGAAATTCAAAAGGTATTAAAAGAAATTCCAGTAAATCCACAAGGGCTAACCGGAACAAATGTTGCAACAGGTGTCTTTACAAAAACAAATCCTAAATCAAAAGAATTAGTTAAAGACTTTCCATTAGTTGTGGAAAGAATTGGAAACCCATTTGAAGTTAATTATTACAAAGGTAAATCTAGAGATGAAGTTATAAAGATGGCTTCCGAACATGTTAAGTTTTTAGAAGACGAAATAGCAAAACTTGCAGATCAATTATTAAATAAGAATTTACAATTAAGTGAACAACAACGAATTAATCTTGCAAAAAATTTAGAAACAAAAAGAAGAATAGAAAAAGATTTTGAAGCATTTAAAACAAAACCAGAAGCACCTGTAGTAGATATTAAAACAGGAGAAACAGTAAAAGATGTTGAAACATTAAAAGAAAAGTCTGGATTAGTTGCGCCTCCTACAACTGACATTGGAAGAATAGATCTTAGAAATAAACAGATGCTTCAAAAGGCGGAAGAGTTTTATAAATCACAAGATGAATTTCAAAAGGAAGAAGCTGCAAGACAAGCTTTAATTGCAAAACAATATGAAGGTAAAGGTTTTGAAGGTGGAGTGTTTGGACCAAGTGGAATGTATAGATCTGTTGCTAGAAATTTTTTACTTGATCAAAATGCAAAAGGAAAAATTAAATTAACAGATGAAGTTGTTAAAAATTTAGAAGAACGTAATTATATTTCTGGTGGACAACCATTACTGTACCCAGATCCAATTAGAATTATGAGACTTCATTATGGAGATGATGTATTTGAAAAAATTCCATTAGATAAAATAAAAACAGGAGCGCCTTCTGAAATTATAGAAGAGATGTCTAAAATAAAAGTTAACCCTGTAAAAGTAGAAGCACCTGCTACTCCAGGCGGTTATATGACTCCAGGAGAAATTAAAGCGAACATAGAAGAACTTGAGAACATTGAAAGAATGATTAAGAGACGTGAATCTAGATTTGCAGACATGACAGATCAAGAAATTAAAAATGAATTAGAACATTATGGTGCTCAAAAAAATGCATTTGAAGTGGCATTTGGATATGACCATCCAAAAGAATATGAAGAATATTTAAAGTCAATAGAGAGGAAAGATCCTAAAAAATTTGCAAAAGGTGGAAGTGTTGAATCTTTAGGTCTTGATTATTTAACTGGCATAGAAAGAGATTATCCAGGAAGAAGTAATTTTAAAGGAGGTTCTATTCCTAAAATGGTAAAATTTTTTATTGATAAGTTAGTAGAGGAAAAAAATTTTAATAGACAACTATTAGAAAAAACTAATCCAATGTTAGTAAAAGAAATGTACATTGAAAAATTTGGTAAGCTTCCATCAGCAGAAGAACTTAAAGAAATAGTTAATAAACAATTACAAGGTAAATATTCTATGGAAACTGTTAACCCTAAGACAGGGGAAGTTACAACTCCAAAAGAACCAGTTACAATAGCAGATAAAAAAAGAAAACTTACTCAAGAAGAGATTGAAGATTATTCAGAACAATTAGGAGACACTGAAACCTGGTTGTCGGAAGGAACTGTTGAAGAAGCTGAAAAAGCTTTAAAAAGAATGAAAGACCAAGAAGCATATTATTATGGTCAATATAAAATGGGTAAATTAGATCCTGCCCCTGGCGAACAAACTGAAGCTAGAATGAAATTTTTACAAAAAAAAATGGAAGAAGCCGCAGATGTAAAAGATAGAAGATTAATTACTCCAAAGGAAATAGAGGAATTAATGGAATTAGAATCTAGATTTATTTATAAAAAAGGAGACGACATCACTGAAGAAAATTTTGGTAGTAGCCCTTTTGCACCTAGTCAAGAAACTTTAGATAATTTAAAAAAAGCAAGAGAAATGACTAAGAGAATGAGTCTACAAGAAGAAATGAATATGATTTTAAATCAGTATGACAAATCAATGTTTATAAAAAATGAACAAGGGATGGTTGATGTAACCAATCCAGAAAACGTACGAAAGATGGCTTTACTTTTAAAAAGAGATCATCCTGAATTTTACAAAAAACTTGAAGGTGAAGTTCAAACTAATATTTTAGAAGACTTTGACGTGACAGACAGAAAACCAAATGCAAGTGGTGGTTTAAATTATTTAATGGGATTATAATGAGCAACTACAAAAGAAAAGAGGTAATGGATTATCTCACTAGAAAACCTGTCACCACACAAGATATTGAATTAGCAAGAACTCGAATCCAGACACCCGTAGCTCCACTCCCGATGCAAGTGACGAGCGGCGAGGAGCTAGGAATGAGAGAAGGATTTAGTGATGGAACAACAATTCAAATAAATCCAATGTTAGATAATGTAAATCCAAATACAATTGGAGGAGCTGCCATAGTTCCTACTGCAGGAATTACTGCTGCAGCCATTGCAGATAGATTTAATATATCATTAGAAGACGCAGGAAGAATGTTAAAAAGAATATACACAGGTCCTGATGGATTAATAATTGGAGGAGATAGATTAACGGAAGAAGCTAAACCTAAAATAGAAACATTTCCTAGTGCCGAGAAACAAGAAACAACTTTAGTCACAAAAAAACCAGATCAAATAAAAACAGATATTGGACTAACCCCACCAACAATTGACACTAAACTTCCAGGATTAAAACCAGACACAGGAGAAGATACTTCTGTTCTTTATAGTAAAAAAACAAAACCTTTTGAAAAAAATTATGATGAATTAAAACAATTTATAATTGATAATTATTATGTAAATAAAGAAGATCCAAATTTGTTTCCAGCTATACAAAAATATTCTGAAAAATTTGGTGGTAATTTATCTAATACGGCAAAAGATTTAGGTCTTGATAGAAGAGGTATGGTTCAAGCTGGAGAAAGAAGAGGATTTAAATTTGAAGGTAAAGGATCAACAAGCACCACTAAAGTAGAAGGTTTAGATTATGGAAATTTAACAAATGTTGAACTAGCTTCTTTAGTAAAAGAAAATCCAAATTATTTAAAAGAATTAGTTAAAGATAAAAAAATAAATCCTAATGATTTTTATAGTGTAGCAGATATAGCAAAAATATTTGGTCTTGCTCCTGATAAAATGTATAGAGATAATATTGCTCGTGATTATATTGAAAAAAAAAGTAAAACTTATGAAAGAGGAAGAATTACTAATGAACCTGTTGAAACAATAAGTGATCCTAAAAAAGAACAATATAAATTATATAAGTTAAATGATGTAATTGATAATATTGAAAAAGATGTTACTTTTAAATCTAAAAAACCTATTTCAGGAATAGACACTGATATATCAAAAATAAGAAAAGAATTAGATCCACAATTATTTAATTTAGTAAGTAATTTTAAAACTAAAAAAAATATTATTATAAATAAACAATTAGACCCTGCTTTAACACAAGCCTTAGTTAACAATCCTAAGATTGGAACAGAGGGAATATTTTTTGATTATGGACACTCTTTTGCAATAGAAAATTATAGAAATTTTGATTTTGTAAAAAAGAATGCAGATAAAATTTATTCTTTAAATAGAAGTGTTATTCAAGACCCATATATTAACAGAACAATATTAGCAAAAACTCAAGGACAAGAAAAAAATTTATTTTCCGATATAGATAATTTTTTTAAAGAGTATAAGGGAAAGACTTTTGATAAAGAAGCAATTGCAAAAGCTCAAGCTATAAATAAAGAAGCTAATGATTTGTTTAATAAACGACAGGGCCGAATAAAAGAATTTGTTAATGAAAGAGCTAAATCAGAGCCTTATTTAGTTGGACAAGAAAATACTTTATCTAATATTCACATAGATATTAAACCAGGTAAAAAAATATCAGACACAGATATTAAAGTTTTTGGAGATATTGATTTAAGACATAGTTTTGGAAATATTAAAAATATAAATCCAAAAGCTAATTATTTTTCTGATTTAACAAAAAAACAACAAGAGATGTTCAAACAAAATATGATAGATCAAAATATAAATTATTCTAAAAGTGTTTTAAAACAAAGTAAGTTTGATCCTGAAACTATTAAAGATTTTGAAGAAAGTATGTTATTTGGTCCCACTGCTGAAAAAGAAGGCTTCATTGATAAAAAAGGTGCACCTAAATTCAATAAGGGTGGTCGAGTTAAACTAGCAAACGGTTCTGACGATGGTTATTTGCAAGAAATACCTACACTACCAGAATCAGATCCTATTGCAATTTTAGAACAACAAATAGCAAATGAAAAAGATCCAATTAAAATTTTAGTATTGGATGAATTATTATATCAAAAGAAAAAAAGAAAAGCTGAAAAAGAAAAAGCAAGAGAAGAAGAAAAGGCAGCTCAAAAAGCAAAAGGTATAAGATACATAGAAGACTTTCCATCTCAAACAGCTTACTTTGCAGAAACAGGAAAACAACTTCTAACAAATCCAAAATATTTTTTAGGTAAAGGTGCAAAAGGAGTAGTAGAAGGAACTGAATTTTTAATTGGTCAACCTCTACAAACTTTATTTAGTCAAGAAGGAAAGAACTGGGAATTTTATCAACCGGTTGCAGGAGAAAAATTAGGTATAAATAAATTCATAGAAGAAAATATTCCTAAAGGTGCAACAACTGGAACATTGCTCGCTGGAGATGTTACTGAAATTGCAGGTTCTATTATAGATCCGTTTTTAGCTTACGGAATTATAAAAGGAGCAACAACAACTGCAAAAACAAAAGCTCCGATTACAATAGAAGAAAAAATTGATCCAGCAAGAAGGGATATTTTAAAAACAGGAGCTGTTTTAACTGGTGGAGCTATTATGTATCCAACTGCAAAAAAATTAGGTTTATTAGATACTAGTGTTAAAGCAACTAAAACTGCAAACGCGGTAAGAATTGCAGCTAATCCTGTAGTAGATAACATGCCAGAATTTTTTCCATATCTTTCTGAATTTTCTCGTAGAAGGGGTAAAATTATTGGAGAAGATTATATGAAAAGTGGGATGACAGAATTTAAAAGAGAAATAACTATACCATTAGAACTTAATACAATAGAAAAAACAAAAACAAATGTTACATTTGAATTTATACACAATCCAGCTGAAGGTAATGTGACAGCTTACTACACAAATCCTTTAACAGATGAAAAACATATGTTTGATTTTTATACGGGTCAACAAGGAAGACAAAGATATGGTATAGATCCTGAAATTCCAAATGCTACTGAATTTTATACTGTAGAAGTTGAACCACCTGGATTTTATTATAAGTCTCCAAATAAAGCAGATCCTTATAGAAAAGACTATGAATACTACGACACAGCTACAGAAGGAGATGACGTTATTCAAGCTTTAGATAAATGGTACAAAGGATTGTCAAAAGAAGAAAAAGCAAAATTTGAAAGTAAGTTTGTAACTCATTCAGAATATACAGATGAGATACCTAGTGCCTCTTATGAAAATACAGATGAAAATTATCCAATAATGGATTTTATGTATCCAAAGAAGAAAAATGACTAAAAAACTAACAACAACTGTACCACCCTTACGTGGTCCTAACCCGCAAGGCTTGAATATTAACTATAATACTGTTAGAACAGTAAAATCGGAGAAAACATTAAATGGCAGAAATAGACAAGTCGCTTCCAAACGTAGCAGATAAGCTTACACCTGGAGAATTAGAGGTTGAACAGATTGCACAATCTGTAGAGGAAACCCCTGCAGGCCCGACGGAAGTTACAGAAAACGAAGATGGTAGTGTTGATATAAATTTTGATCCAACTAAAAATTTATCAGCAGGAACCGAGTTTGGAGCAAACCTTGCTGAAGTCATTGATGAACAAATTTTAAATACATTAGGATCAGAACTCTATCAAGATGCACAATCTTATAAAGATTCAAGAGCAGATTGGGAAAAAGCATATACTCAAGGATTAGATCTACTTGGATTTAAATACGAATCAAGAACGGAACCATTTCAAGGTGCATCTAGTGCAACTCATCCAGTATTAGCAGAAGCTGTAACACAGTTTCAAGCTTTGGCTTACAAAGAATTATTACCACCAGAAGGACCGGTAAGAACTCAAGTTATTGGATTAGAAACTCCAGAGATTCAAGATCAAGCAGATAGAGTTTCTGAATTTATGAATTATCAAATCATGGATGTCATGAAAGAATATGAACCAGATTTTGATCAAATGTTATTTTATTTACCTTTATCAGGTTCAACATTTAAAAAAATTTATTATGATGAAACTTTAGGAAGAGCAGTATCTAAATTTATTCAAGCTCAAGATATTATTGTTCCATACACAGCAAATAGTATTGATGATGCAGAAGCAGTTATTCATTCAATTAAAATTTCTGAAAACGAATTAAGAAAACAACAAGTTTCTGGTTTTTATAGAGATATAGAATTAGTAGCATCAGATCAGTTAACTCAAGATGATGATATTAAATCTAAAGAGAGACAATTAGAAGGTGTGACTATGAGTGGTCAAACTGAAGATGTTTTCACATTATTAGAATGTCATGTTAATTTAGATCTGGAAGGATTTGAAGATTTAAATCCACAGACTGGTGAGCCCACTGGAATCAAATTGCCTTACATTGTAACAATTGAAGAAAACTCTAGAGAAGTTTTATCTATTAGACGTAATTATTTACAAAATGATCCATTAAAGAAAAAAGTTAATTACTTTGTACACTTTAAATTTTTACCGGGATTTGGTTTTTATGGTAACGGTTTAATTCAAATGATTGGTGGATTATCAAGAACTGCTACACAAGCTTTACGTCAATTATTAGATGCAGGAACATTATCTAATTTACCTGCAGGATTTAAACAACGTGGAATTAGAATCAGAGATGATGCTCAATCTATTCAACCTGGTGAATGGAGAGATGTAGATGCGCCTGGAGGAAATTTAAGAGATGCATTTATGACTTTACCATATAAGGAACCGTCACAAACTTTATTAGCATTAATGGGGGTCGTGGTTCAAGCAGGTCAGCGCTTTGCTTCGATAGCTGACATGCAAGTAGGGGATGGGAATCAGCAAGCAGCAGTGGGCACGACCGTGGCTTTGCTGGAAAGAGGAAGCAGAACAATGTCTGCAATTCACAAAAGAATATACGCAGCAATGAAACAAGAATTTAAATTGCTAGCAAATGTATTTAAATTATATTTACCACCAGAATATCCATATGAAGTAGTTGGAGCACAAAGAACAATTAAACAAGCTGACTTTGATGACAAAGTAGATATTATTCCAATTGCTGATCCAAATATATTTTCACAAACACAAAGAATATCAATTGCACAAACAGAATTACAACTTGCAATGGCTAATCCTGGAATTCATAATATGTATGAAGTTTACAGAAATATGTATTCAGCATTAGGAGTTAGAGACATTGATAGTATTTTAATAAAACCAGATCAACCCACACCAAAGGACCCTGCACTAGAACATATTGATGCTCTTGCAGGGAAACCATTCCAAGCGTTCCCAGGACAAGACCACAGAGCACATATAACTGCACATTTAAATTTTATGGCAACTAATATGGCAAGAAATGCTCCAGTAATTATGGCTTCATTAGAAAAAAATTGTTTTGAACACATTTCTTTAATGGCACAAGAACAAGTTGAAATAGAATTTAGAAATGAAATTCAACAATTACAAATGATGCAACAAAATCCACAAGCAATGCAAAATCCTCAAATGCAAATTCAAGTTAGAATGTTAACTGAAAGAATTGAAGCAAGAAAAGCTGTGTTGATTGCTGAAATGATGGAAGAATTTATGAATGAAGAGAAAAAAATTACATCACAATTTGATAATGACCCTATTGCTAAACTAAAATCACGTGAATTAGATCTTGTTGCTCAAGAAAATGATAGAAAACGACAAGAGAGTAATGAAAGAATCAATCTTGATAAGATGAAAGCAATGATGGCACAGTCAACAGATAGTCAAAAACTACAACAAAATGAAGAATTAGCTAAATTAAGAGCAAATACTTCATTAGAAAAGACTGTTTTGGCTGCTAAACTTAAAAATAGATTTCCAAATCAATAAAAAAGAGGTATAAAAAGCTTATGAAAAAGAAAAATAAAAAAATTGGCCAATCTAAACAAGTAGATCATTCAAAATTTACCGGTAAAGATGGATATTTAGTTGGTGGAGTAGATATTGAGATGTCAAATCCTCAAGAAACTCAAACTGATGTAGTACAAGGTCAAGGAAACATACTTCCAGAGAAAAAAAGATCAGCAAAGTGGTACTAAAACATGATTCAAATGTTAGGAGCTGTTGCACCACTTGCAAAAATCCTATTTAATACAATTGATAAGGCTGTTCCTGATAAAGATCTTCAAGAAAAATTAAAAGCTCAATTACAAACACAATTACTACAATCTAATACACAAGAATTACAAGCTGCAGCTAAAATTATTGAAGCTGAAGCAAAAGCTGGATGGTTTGCAGCAAGTTGGAGACCATTATTGATGTATGTTTTAATATTTATCTTAGTATGGAACTATGTTATAGGACCAGTTATAAAAGTATTCACAGGAGCTGTTATCTCCTTTGAATTGCCTGGCGATGTTTGGAGTCTTCTCCAGATAGGTTTGGGCGGTTATGTACTTGGGCGTAGCGCAGAGTCGGTTGCTCGTACAATAGCAAACAAACCGACTAACAACCAAGAAAATGGATAGGAGAAAAAAATGGCTGGGTTAGGAAAACAAATGCGAGGAAATGGAATCGCTAGAGTAATGAAATCAGAAGGCGGTTACATGGACATGTCTGAAAAACATGAAGGCATGGAATCAATGGCTGAAGAAGCAAAAGAAACTAAAATGGAAAAAAGAGGATATATGGAAAACAAAAAAGGAAAAATGGTAAAAAAAGCTGACATGATAACTAAAAAAATGCCTAAAAAGAAAAAAGGCAAAATGATGAAGGGAAAAAGATAATGGCTGGTCTTGGAAAACAAATGAGAGGAAATGGTATTGCTAAAGTTCAAAGACAAAATTTTGAAAAAGGTGGTAAAGCGTTTCCTGATCTAAGTGGAGATGGTAAAACTACTTTTAAAGATGTTTTAATTGGTCGAGGTGTAATTAAAAAAGCAAAAGGTGGCCAAGTTAAAGTTGGAAAAGTAATGAGAGAATTTAAAGCTGGTAAATTACATTCTGGCAAAAAAGGTCCAGTTGTAAAATCTAGAAAACAAGCTATTGCAATTGCTCTTTCAGAAGCTGGAATGTCAAAGAAGAAAAAATAATGGCTAAACTTTGCCCAAGAGGAAAAGCAGCAGCAAAAAGAAAATTTAAAGTGTACCCGAGCGCGTACGCGAACATGTATGCATCTGCTGTTTGTTCTGGCAAAGTAACTCCAGGTGGTAGAAAAGGAAAAGCAAATGGTGGAAGTCTTTCACAACAAAGAAAAATGGTATCTAATTATAAACAAGGCGGAGTCGCAAAAGGTTGTGGCGCTGTAATGGAAAATAGAAGAAAAGTTACCAAGAAATATTAATATGGCAAACGGTCTTAGAAAATGGGTTGCTGAAAAATGGGTAGATATTGGAGCTAGAAAAAAAGATGGTTCATTTGCTCCATGTGGAAGATCAAAAGGAGAAAAAAGAAAAGGCTATCCAAAATGTGTTCCACTTGCAAAAGCAAGAGCAATGTCAGAAGGCCAAAGAAGATCTGCAGTTCAAAGAAAAAGAGCTGCCGGAAATACAGGACCAAAACCTAAAAACGTAGCTACATTTACAAAGAGAAAAAAAGCTGCTACTGGTGGAATTATTAATATGACAACTATGAGATACTTGTAATGGGAGATATTGCATTAAGAGGACAAGGTAGAGCAATGCTTGCAAAAGGAGGACGAACTCCTGCATGGCAACGTAAAGAAGGTAAATCCCCATCTGGTGGATTAAATAGAAAAGGAATTGCATCTTATAGAGCTGCAAATCCTGGATCAAAACTTTCAATGGCTGTAACTACAAAACCATCTAAATTAAAAAAAGGCTCTAAAGCTGCTAATAGAAGAAAATCCTTCTGCGCGCGCATGAGCGGAATGAAAAAAAGATTAACATCTGCAAAAACTGCAAACGACCCAAATTCAAGAATTAATAAATCTCTACGTAAGTGGAATTGTTAATATAACCAACAAAGGAGAAAGACTATGGACGCTGTAACATTCATAACAAAACTGCAAAAATTTATCAGAGATAGTTACCAAAACATTGGTGATGCTATGATATCTGGAACAGTTGACAGTATGGAAAAATACAAGTATATGCAAGGACAGGCTAACGCCTACCAAACAGTAATTCAGGAAATCTCTAACCTGCTAAACAAGAAGGAGCAAAATGATGAAAAAGGAAACGTTATCGACCTCGGAAAAGGAAGTACCAAAGATAAACCTAGGTCTTGAAGAAAAGTATAAAGAAGAAGATAAAAATAAAACTGAACCATTAAATCCAGAAAATATAAAATCTGTAGTTGATGAATTGCCAACACCTAGTGGTTGGAGATTATTAGTATTACCATTTACGCCGAAAGAAAAAACATCAGGCGGAATTATCATATCACAAGAATCTTTAGATCGATTAAGAATCGCAACTAATTGCGGTTATGTTTTAAAGATTGGCCCACTTGCCTATTACGATAAAGAAAAATATCCAACAGGACCGTGGTGCAAAAAAGGAGATTGGGTGATCTTTGCTCGCTATGCGGGTTCAAGACTACCAATAGAAGGCGGTGAAGTTCGTATATTAAACGATGATGAAGTATTAGGAACTATTCCTGATCCTGAATCTGTACTTCACTATATATAAACCATAGGAGAAAACTATGCCAGAAGACAAAAACGCAAAGACAGTTGATATAGATACATCTGGACCAGAGGTTGATGTTGAGCTAGAAGATACATCAAAAGCTGAACCAGAGGTAATTGAAACTGTTGAACAAGAAGCAGCTCCAAAAGCTGAGAAGCCTAGTGATGCAAAAGTGGCAACCGAGTCACAAGCCGCTAGCACCTCGCCACAAGAAGCGAGCAACGAGAAGACAGAAACAAAGAAAGACGAATTAGAAGATTATAGTAAAGATGTGCAAAGACGAATTGCTAAACTCACTAAAAAGTGGAGAGAAGCAGAACGTCAAAAAGAAGATGCTCTAAAATATGCAGAAGCAGTAAAAATTGAAAAAGAGGCAACTCTTAGAAAATATTCTGTACTTGAAGGAGCGAGTGTCAAGGATCGAGAAGCGAGAATTGTATCAGGTTTACAAGCTGCAAAAGCTAAACTTGCAGATGCAAGAGTCAATCAAGATCTAAACGCTGAAATAGATGCACAAAGAGAAATAGCTAGACTTGGTTATGAAGAAGCTAGATTGATGGAAGCTAAGTCAACATTAGAAGCTTCTACTTTAGAAAATAAAAAAGTAGAAATTCCTAACATCAATCTTAATAGGTCAATTGAGCCAGAAATAAGACCAGATCCAAAAGCAGAAGCTTGGGGATCTAAAAATAAGTGGTTTGGCTCTGATTCAGCTATGACTTATACGGCTTTTGATATACATAAGAAGCTTGTAGATGAAGAAGGATTTGATCCTCAAACCGACGAATATTATGCGGAAATTGATAAAAGAATAAGACTTGAATTCCCGCACAAATTTGTTAATAATGCAACTACGGAATCGACTAAACCAGTACAACAAGTAGCTTCGGCGAAGCGAAGTACTAAACCAGGTCGCAGAACTGTGAGACTCACCCCTTCTCAAGTTGCTATCGCCAAAAAATTAGGAGTGCCATTGGAAGAATATGCGAAACAATTAAATATCACGAAGGAGGTATAGGCATATGGAAAACGATAAAATGAAGAC